AGCGCCGATTTACACACAGGTGTTATTTAACCGTAGCAAAAATGGAAAATAGAACGATAAATGAACAATATACGGCAATAGGTTTTGATTTAATCGATACAGAGCCGCTTTTGGAAGATATAAAGGCTTCTGATGTGCGAATTATGTTTCTTTCATCGGATCAGGAGCGAAAAAAGGCGGGAAAGACGGTCTGCGGCGAGTGTGAAAAGGTCCCGGATAAATACAAATGGGCTGTACCGTGTGATTTCACGATCACGGTATTTGAGCCGAACGTTGAACGGTTTACAGACGAGCAGATGCGGATTTTGATATTCCATGAGCTGCTCCATGTGGGAATTGACAGAGATGGCAACGAAGAAATCTATACAGTCAAGCCGCACGACATCGAAGATTTTGAAATCATCATCCAGCGATACGGACTGCGGTGGGATGACGCGACTTGATAAGCTGAAACGACTTGAAAATGAAATATATGAGCTGATGCAGAAAGCAAATTCGAGAACTTATTCGAGTTTGGCGAAGCAGTACCGGGAAACCATCAAGGAAATCGAGGAGATTGAGGGTAATGGCGATAACCAAGACGAAATCGCGATCATCCTCCAAAGCCGTAGTGCTAATGGGCAGTCAAGAGCCGTCCGTCCGGATCGCGCCTGAATACACAGCGAGCGATGGAATGGACGCAGCCAAGATATTAAAGCTTGGCGGTTTCGATTTGGATCCGTGGCAAAGCGACCTTTTGGATGATTGGTTAGCGGTTGCGCCGAGTGGTAAATGGGCATGCAGAACATGCGGTGGATCTGTTCCGCGACAGAATGGCAAAACGGGCCTTCTGGAAGGACGAGCAGAGACGGGCATGATACTTTACAATGAGCAGGTCGTTTACACGGCGCATTTGCAGAAAACAGCAACGGAAACGTTCGAGGAAATGGCGAATTTCTTTGACGCGCCAAAGTTGCGGACATACGTAAAAGATATCAAAACGGCACTCGGTCGAGAACAGATCGTGCTGAAGAGCGGAGCCAGGATAAAATTTTTGGCACGAACACGCAACGGCGGACGAGGACAGCATGGAGATCTGTTGATATTTGATGAAGCGCAGGAGCTTGATGCAAACGCACAGGCTTCTTTTTTGCCGGCAATATCGGCGAGTCTTAATCCACAAGTTATTTATCTTGGTACACCTCCTGATGCTGAAGCAGATGGATCTGTTTTCCGAGGGATAAGGGCAAAGGCGCTTGCCGGAGAGACGAAAACAGTTGCTTGGTTTGAGTATTCGGTTAAAGAGATCGGCAATGTTCACGATCCGAAGCGATGGGCCGCCACAAATCCGGCATTTGGCAGACGAATATTGATAACAACCGTTGAATCCGAGGTAGAGCAGATGGATGAAGATACATTTGCCCGTGAACGTCTCGGTTGGTGGTCCCCTGTTATCGTGTCGAAGGTCGATTATGCAATTTCGGCTGAGTTGTGGGATGGCTGCAAGTCAAATGAGGTTGCCCCGACAGGTAAAACGGCTTACGGCATCAAGTTCAGCCCGGATGGTTCAGAGGTTGCGCTTTGTGTTGCGGTTATTCCGGCAGAAGGACCGGCAAGGGTTGAGCTTATCGAACGCAGACCGACAGGACTTGGTACACAATGGCTTGCTGATTGGCTTAAAGAGAGATACAACAAGGCTTCATGCGTTGTGATAGATGGTCGCAACGGTGTTGATGTACTTGTGGAAAAAATAACAGACGTTTGGAAAAGCAAGTTTTCAATAATCCGGCCTTCAGCAAAGGAAGTCATTGCGGCGGTCAGCCTTTTGATGGATTCGTTGAGTGAACATACCGTGACATGGTTTGAAAGTCAGGAAATGTTGCGCAACAGTGCATTATCGAGTTCAAAAAGGCCGATTTCCGGAGGCTGGGGGTTCGGCGGAGAGGATTCAGCCCCGATAGAGGCATGCGCCCTGGCACTCTATGGCGCAAAGATAAGCAAGCGCGATCCTACGCGTAAAATGAAGTTTGGATGTTAAGGAGACCAAAATGCAGTTTAACATCGTACCAAACCAGATTATAGGGCTTGATATAAACGAAGTCCCTTATTTTCAGCAGTTGCTTGATGTTTTTCAGCAGCATTTGACGAAAAATGAGCAGAAAAACACATATTATGAAGGCAAGATAACACTTGGATCTGTCAATTTAGGGCTTGCGTTGCCTCGGACATTCCACGGATTAGAGATCGGATGTGCATGGGGCGCAAAAACAGTTGATGTTCTGGCGGCTCGGTCAATGTTTGATGGATTTGTCGGGACGAACGGCAATGAGATTGAAGACCTTGACCAGCTCACCATTGACAATGACCTTGTGGCAGAATATGCGAAGGCTTGCCGGGATGAGCTGAAATATGGCTGTACGTTCGCAACGCTTACATCAGACGATCAGATAGGCTGCAAGATTCGTTTCCATTCACCGCAGACGGCGGCGGCATTATGGGATGGTGAAAAAGGGCGTATTTCAAGAGGTTTTGCCATTATAGATACGGCTCCGGATGAGGTTGATGCGCAGAATTGGACACCTTATCTTGTAAATTATTACACTGATGATGCTATTTGGGTAATTGAACGGCGAGAAAATGGTAATTGGTATGCTGAAAAGCATCCGCACAAGATGGGCAGACCATTGATGGAGGCGTTAATATGGAATGCGACAAGCAATAAGCCATTCGGGCGGTCAAGGATAAAGGAACCGATAAGGCGGCTGATAGATGGTTATGTCAGAACGGTGGCAAATGCTACGATCGGGCTTGAATTCGCAACATCCCCGCAGAAATACATACTTGGTGTTACTGATGACCAGTATGATGCGATCATAAACGACAGCTTCCGGCAATATATTGGTTCTATCATCGCCGGTACGTCAAATCCCGAAACAGGAGAAAAGCCGACCTTCGGACAGTTACAACAGGGGACGCTTACGCCTCATGTTGAAATGCTCCGGATGCTTGCAACACAGTTTTCTGCTGCTTCAGGGTTGTCTGTGACCGACACAGGCGTTGTGAATGATGCAAATCCGACAAGCTCTGATGCGATCCTTGCGCAAAGCCAAACGCTCATAGGCATGGCTGAACAGTTGAACATCGGGAACGGCAATTCGCTCCGAACCATAGCACTTATGGCAATGGCTATTGTGAATAATGTCAAGATGGAGGATCTGACAGAGGACCAACAGGATATTATGGCGCATTTCAAAAACCCTGCCATGCCTACAGTAGCCATGACTGCTGACGCGGCCATCAAGATAGCGTCAGCCCGTGAGAATTTTGCAAAAACTGATATATTCCTTGAGATGATCGGATTTGACAAGGCTGATATCCGCAGGATTAAGGCACAGGAAACACGAAACAGGGGCATGGCTGTTCTGGAAGAGATAGACAATGGCGGAAATAACGAGGGCACAGTGGAACAAGTATATATCGCGGCTCCGGAAAATCAATAATAAGGCTGTTGATGATATTACGGCTTATTTGACACGCAGAGGCGGATTTGAAGCATTAGATCGGACACAGCTTATTGATTATGCCTATTACGTTTCGAGCAAATACGGCGAAGCATCCGCGGCTTTATCAGCTGAAATGTATGATGCTGTGGCTGAATTGTCCGGGGCAAGAGTTGCGGCTGCTGTTCCTGCTGAAACGGCGAGTTATTCCGAAGTTGCAAAGACGGTAAATGGCATTATAAAGAACACGGGCAACGAAGAAATACTTGCGCAGGGTGTTGGCAGACTTGTGAAGATGGCCGGAACGGATACGATGCTTTCAAATGCTTACCGAGACAGACCGAAGGGCAAAGGAAGTAAGCGCAAACATTCCGGGGCGCAGGTGGCATGGATCCCGTCAGGCGATACTTGCGCATATTGCATTATGTTGGCATCTGCCGGATGGAAAAATCAAACGGAATGGGGCGCAAACAACCATTCAGAACACATTCATGCAAATTGTGATTGCACTTATATGGTGCGTTTTAACAATGATTTGGATGTGGAAGGCTATGATCCGGAAGAGTACAAGGATATGTATGATAATGCAGATCCGGGAGGAAGTCGTGAAGATAAGTTAAATGCCATGCGGCGCGAAGCATATGCCGAAAACAAGGATGAAATAAACGCACAGAAGCGGTCAGCATACGAAAAACGAAAAGAACGTGAAGCAAGTGCCACTGAAGAAATAAAAGTTGATTAGAGAGCCAAATATGGCTCTTTTTTCATACATTGGTACGCGACCAATTCGCGGAATATCACTCAAAGAGGAGAAAATTGAATATGGAAAAAGAAACTGTGAATCAGGAAACAGCAACCGAAATTACAGAACAGGCCGAAAAGACCTTTACGCAGTCAGAGCTTGACCAGATTATAGGTGAACGGCTCAAACGTGAGCGGGAAAAATACCCCGATTATGACGCGTTGAAGGAAAAGGCGGCGAAGCTCGACCAAATCGAAGAGGATGCAAAAACGGAGCTTCAGAGGGCACAGGAACGTGCAGAGAAGCTGGAGGCAGAATTGTCTGCTATGAAACACTCGGAAGAGGTCAGGGCAATCCGTGACAAGGTTGCACAGGCAACAGGAGTTCCCGCATCTTTGCTGACAGGAGAAACAGAAGAGGCTTGCAACGAACAGGCGGCAGGTATTTTGTCATTCAAAACAGCAAATCCGGCAAATTATCCGGTAGTCAGAGATGGTGGGGAGATCCAGAAAAAGGTTGAAGGCTCGCCAGCGCAACAGTTCGCTGACTATATGAGCCAGGTATTCAGTTAAGAAAAGCGAGGTAATTATTATGTCAACAGGCGTAGCTACTAACAGGACTTACATTGACCTTCCTGTTAGCGTATCAAACGAAATTTTACAGAAGGCACAGGAATCATCTGCAATCATGAATCTTGCAAGACAGATCAAGCTTCCCGGTAACGGCGTAGCTATTCCGGTAATCACATCGGATCCCGAAGCATCATGGGTTGGTGAAACAGAATCGAAGCCTGTATCTAATCCCGGACTTTCGACAAAGATCATGAGAGCTTACAAGCTCGCTGTTATCGTGCCCTTCTCAAATGAGTTCAGGCGTGATGTAAGTGCGCTTTATGATGCACTTGTCCAGAGACTTCCGAAGGCACTCGGCGAAAAGTTCGATGCAACTGTATTTGGTAAAGGTGATAAGCCCGGATCGGATTTTGATAACTTTGCAAGCTGTACTGCACAGAGCCTTGCAAGCGATGCTTATGCAGGACTTGTTGCCGCAGATACAGATATAGCAATCCATGGCGGTCTCTTGAATGGGTTTGCAGTTTCACCGCAGATGAAAGGTGTTCTGCTTGCCGCAACAGATAACAATGATCGTCCGCTGTTTATCAATAACGTATCCGAGGGCGCTGTTCCGATGATTCTCGGTGCAAAGACTTATCTTACGAAGTCTGCTTTCATTTCAGGTTCACCTTCAGTTGTTGGTATCGCTGGTGACTGGACACAGGCAATGTACGGCGTGGTTGAGGGTGTCAAAGTTGACTTCTCACAGGATGCAACGCTTGATATCGATGCAGAGCACAAGATCAATCTGTTCCAGCAGAACATGTTTGCAGTAAGAGCAGAGATCGAAGTCGGTTTCCGTGCCGATATTTCTGTATTCAACAAGCTCACAGCAACAGGCGTACCTTCAATCTGATGGTTCGCATGACAAACGCTTGGACGAAGACAGAAATGTTTGTAGCAGAAGATCGTATTGAAGAATACAAGGCGGCAGGGTGCATCCTTGCCGCTGATTCTGTTACGGCAGACACGGAGCCTGTCAAGGAAAAGCCAAAGAAAGCCGAGCCTAAAGCAGAGCCGAAAAAGGCCACTTCCCGCAAGGCTCCGGTAAAGAAAATAGCAACAAAGAAGAAGTGAGGTGTAAAAGATGGCATACGCAACAACAGAGGATGTTCAAGCGAGAATGACTCGCCAGATGTCTGAAACGGAATTGGCCGTCTGCTCCTCAATGTTAGATGACGCGGCGGTTATTATTGATTTATTCAATGCCAATGCGCCTGAAGACAACAAAACAATCGTTTCCTGCCGGATGGTTATCCGTCAACTTGGAGATGGGAACGATGCCGGAATACCGATTGGGGCTACACAAGGCTCAATGTCGGGGCTTGGCTATTCACAGTCATGGACGGTATCAGGTGGATCCACGGGCGAGATGTACTTGTCGAAGCTTGACAAGCAGCTTCTCAAACTTGGCAACAGAATAGGTTCCTATTCCCCCGTTGAAGAATTGGCGGTGAAATCATGAAAACAATGACAGTTCAGTTAATTGTGAAAACGAATGACGGAACGGATCCATTCGGTGCGCCTATCGACAAGGAAAAGACAGTTGACATCCCCGGATGCTTGGTCGGTCAGCCCTCATCTGACGAAATCGCGCAAACTTTGGAAATGTACGGTAAAAAAATAGCGTACATGGTCGGTGTGCCAAAGGGCGATACACATTCATGGGTAGATACCGATGTGATTATCTGGGGCGAACGCTTTCGGACGATAGGATATCCAGAAACAGGGATACAGGGAAACATACCCCTTGCATGGGGGCAGAATGTGAAGGTCGAACGTTATGGCTAATGGCTATGTTTTCAAAAAAAACGATGCTGGCATCCGTAAGCTCCTACAATCGCAGGAATGCTTGGCGGTTATGGAAACATTTGCGGCACAAATAGCAGAAGGTGGCGAGATTAAGCCGTTTATCGGTTTTGACAGAGCCAAATGTTTTGTTTACAAGAAGGAAACAGAGAAATGATCGAGGTTGCATTAAAAAACTATTTAGCGGAAGGATTAAGTACAATCCCGGTGCTGATGGAATACCCGAAAACACCATCCGGCAAGTTTGTTGTATTACAGCTTGCAGACGGTGGCCGGATAAATCATATCGATGCGGCCACATTCTTTGTGACGATATATGCCGATTCTTTGTATGAGGCGGCAAGTCTGAAGGAGAATGTAAAGGATCTTATGTTCAATGCCTTGCAATTATCCAGCATATCAAGCGTGTCATTAGGACAGGAGGCAGCTAGAACGGACACGGCAAATCACAAATATACATACAGTTTAACATTTAACTTCTACTACTATAGAGAGGAGACAGCAATATGAGTACAGGCGGTAACACAGCAACAAATGTTACTACGGGTAAGCCTAATATCAGCGGTGCTGTATTTGTGGCTCCCAAAGGAACAACACTGCCTACGGATGCAACCACATCTTTGGGCGGTTCGTTTGTCTGCCTTGGTTATGTATCCGAGGATGGATTAAGCAACAACAATGAACTTTCTGTTGAAGCAGTCAAAGCATGGGGCGGCAATATCGTTTATCGTTCGCTTACCGAGATGAATGATGAATTTAGCCTTGCATTGATCGAGACCGAGAACATAGATGTTCTGAAGACGGTCTATGGAGAATCACACGTAACAGTTGATGGATCCGGTAACGCATCTATCGATGTAGTCGGTGAAGATCCTATCGAACGTGTATGGGTATTTGACCTTGCTTTACGCGGAGACAGAGCGAAGAGGATCGTTATTCCTGATGGCGCGATCACGGCCAGAGAAGAGATAACATACAACGACAGTGATGCTGTTGCGTACGGCATTACAATAAGCGCTTATCCCGATTCCAACGGATCCACGCACAAAGAGTATCTTGAAAAACCCACAGCATCAATCTAAAGAGGGCATTTATGGTTACAGGAAAAACTAAATCGGGAATCAAGTTCCAGTTGGATGAGCGTATCAAAGATGATGCGCGTTTTTTATATTATTTGGCAAAGGCCCAGGACGAGAACGCGGATATGGGCGAACAATCCAAAGCCGTCACCGGAATTTTGAAACTCGTATTCGGCAATGATGAAGGTGTTATCAACTTTATGAATGCGGTAGCGTCTAAAAATGGTGGTGTTTGCACTGTTGACGTAATGCTTTCGGAATTGACCGAAATGTTTGATGCGATAAAAGCAAAAAACTCATCGTCCTCGCCTCAATCATAAATGAGTGCGAGGATCTTCTTATTTGCGATTTGGCAGAGACCTACGGCATATTGGACTATAAAGAGGTCAAACCTTCTATTGTAGCCACACTTGCTGTAGGTCTGCCGGATTCGTCACGTATTAAGCGCAAGCACAGCGGTGTTAATATTACGCTAGATCAGATGCTGCTTGCTATGCTTGTTGACGGTATGAATATCTCAATATGGCAGAGGGGCGGAGGAAAGAGAAACCGAAAGCCGGAGAGTATATTAAAAAAACTGACAGAAAAAGCAAAACCCAAAGACGAACTAATGTCATTCCGTTCACCGGAAGAGTATGAGGCTTGGATGGCACGGAAGAGGGAGATATGGAACAATGAGTGATACTATAGGAACCGCATATGTGCAAATTGAACCGTCTTTTGACGGAGTAGTTCCCGAAATAGAGCATCAGTTTGGTGGTGCGGGTGAAGAAGCCGGCAATTCCTTCTCATCGGGTTTCGGATCCGTTATGGGCGGAATTGGCAAGGCTGTAGCCGGAGCAACGGCAGCGGGCGCTGCGGCTGTCGGAAAATTAACTCAAAGCGCGGTATCTGCTTATTCAGATTTTGAACAGTTAGAGGGTGGCGCGGAGTTATTGTTTGGTGATGCTTTTGATAAGGTTATGAACAATGCTGAAACAGCATTTACGCGTGTTCAGATGTCTGCTAATGAATATCTTGAGCAAGCTAACAGCTATGCGACCGGTCTTAAAGAGTCTCTGGGTGGTAATGCTGATGCGGCCGCGGAATTGGCAGATAAGATAATGGTTGCCCAGGCTGATATTGTATCCGCAACAGGCGCTAACGCTGAAAGTATATCGAATGCTTTTGGCGGAATAATGAAAAATAACTTTTCAATGCTTGATAACCTTCAGTTAGGTATAAAACCGACAAAAGAGGGTATGCAGGAAGTTATTGATAAAATGAATGAGTGGAATGCCTCGCAGGGAAATGCTACAGACTATCAGATGGATAACCTTGCGGATATGCAGAGCGCCATAGTTGATTATGTCAAGTATGTCGGTATGGCTGGATATGCACACGATGAGGCTTCTTCTACCATCCAGGGATCATTGGCAACGGCAAAAGCATCCTGGGAAAATCTGCTGACCGCAATGGGAACGGGCGATACGGACGCACTAACAAATGCGATAGATAACTTTGTCGAATCTGCAAAAACGGTAGGAACCAACATAATGCCGGTTATAGAAAAGGCTCTCAAGGGAGTGGCACAGTTGATCCAGGAACTTGGCCCGCAGATAGCAGAGATGTTGCCCGATTTAATCAGCGAAGTTCTCCCTGGTCTGCTGACCGCAGGGGTTGA